TGTAAGAAAGGACGCTTAAGGTTCTTTCCTAATTGTTGATCATAAACTGAAGATACACCAGCTGGTATAATAACACCGCGGATAGCTGCGCTACCTGCTCTATCATTAATACCACCTCTTGTAGCTTTGTCGTTTAAGTATCTGAAGTCAGACTTGTAGAAGTCATAAGAACCTCTTCGGAAACCAGAGAAACCTAAGTTTAAAGCCATATCTTCAGAGTTATCAAACACTCCGTAAGAAGTACCACCAGCACCATAAGAGTTCATTGAAGCTAACATATCATCAAAAGCTAAACTAGTAGCTCTGTTTACGAATAACATATTTTCTTCAATAGCACCTTGCTTATCAAACTCAGCTAAGATAGCATCGAACTCAGCTAGGTCAGTAGCAGCGTTAACACCAGTTACACCAGAAGTAATATTACCTCTTGATTCAATAGCAGCAAATAAACCTTCAGTACCAGCACCATTAGCACCAGCATCAGCAGTACCTCTAATTTGCTTATCAGCAAAACCAATCGCTGAATCAGCAGCTGTTAACTCAGATTCAAGCATAGCCATTTCCATGTAATCAGTAAAACGAGCTCTTGTATCGCCTTCAGCTTTTAAGTACCACATGTAACCTGATTGACCTTCTTCACCAGATATCTCTACCCAACCAATTCTTGAAGCATCAGAACCAGAAACCTCGTAGTAATCTTTCATAATAATAGGCTTATTATTAAATTGCTTAAATTGAGGCTCTAAAGCTGTTCTTCTTTCAGAGTTGTGAGTACCTGTAATATCAGAGTAAGATTGTCCTTTACCAAACTCAGAACCGATAACTAATAAAGTAGCTGTACCATCAGCTAACTCGTCATCTAAAATGTCGTTTGCATAAGGCTCAAGTGTAACAACAGCAGACTCTGGAGTCTCTACAACTAGTGCTTTAACTACAACACCAGCTTGTGCTATTAATACCATATCGTTAACTCTAATACCATGAGTAGTTGTAATCGCGTTACCATCAATATCAGTAGTAACTGTAAACGTACCGTTAGTATCACCATCTACGTCTAATGTTCCAACGTAAGATAAATGTAATCTTGACTGCTCAGACCAAATAACTTGATCAGATGTCATTGCTTCTTCTGCTCCAACTTGAGATAAAAAACCTGAGATAGTTCTGTTTCCAAAAACCTCAGCTTCTTTTTCCATTAAGTCAGGCAGGTATTGTTGTGCCCAACCTTGTGTAGTTGAACTTGTAAAATCTATGTAATTTGAAGCTAGTGTTTGTTGCTGTGGAGCAGCTACACTATTCAAACTACCTCCTGCAGTAATTGCCATAATTTTGTAATTTTAAATTGTTATTTATTTTCTATTTTTAATTCTAAACTTAAAATCAGAAGAATTATCGCCTAGCGCTTTTACTTTTATACCACCAGCTTCAACAATTCCGTGCTGTTGCCTTGGGTTCATATTAACATTTTTAGATTTAGCTATACTATCTTTCATAGCATCAGCTTTACCTTGTTCGTAAAAGTGTTTTGCAATAGCATCAGCGTTCATTGCTGTATAAAGCCCTTTGTGATAACCTGCAGCATCTGACATTTCGTTATTTTCATTCAAGAACTTCTTGACAAAATTATTAATGTCGCTTTGAGTATCTTTAACTTCATTAGCATTGTTTACATTAAACCTATACCTTTTATCACCGACGTTATATTCAAAACCTTTGAACTTGTCTCCAAAAAAACTATTTGTTTTATTTAAAAAAGTACGTGTTTGTTTATCTGCTATTTTTTTATTTGCTTCTGATTCTTTGTTGTATCTATTAAAGAAATCAACGGCTTTTTGTTGCTCATTTGTAAGCTTACTTCCAGCTTTAATTTCTTCATAGTATCTGGACTTTTGCCCGTCCAAGTGGCTTCTAGCGCTGGCAACTTGCTCTTTTAACGCTAATTTTTTTCTTCGTATTTCTCTTTCATCATCAACTTCTTCGTCGTATGAAAAAGTGTCTTCCATAAGGAAGTTAATTTCTTCTGCATTTAAATGAGGTTTAGTTTGTCTATAATATTCATATAGTAAATCTTGATTATCTAATTTACTATAATCTTGATTTAACTTAACATAGTCATTTAAATCACCACCAGTTTCTTCTATAAAGTCAACTAACTTTTGTATATTTTCTGGAAGTGGTTTGCCAGTAGCTTCAGCTTCAGCAATTGCTTCTTCAACTTGTTCTGCTACTTCTTCTACCTTTTCTTCTACTTCTTCACTTGTTATTTCCTCAATAACGGGTGTATCATCTTGAACTTTGTTGGAGCTTTCTTCTCCGGTAGGTTCTTCATTTTTTGCTTCGATGTTTTCTTCACGTACTTCTTCGCTAGTTTCGGATTCGTCGCGAACAGGTACCTCATCTGTGCTTTGCTTTCCAGTGGCATCTTCTTCTATTTTTGGTGGATTACTTAAGTCTACTTTAATAACATTAGGATCATCAGCAGAATTAAACTTGCTCATATCAACTTTTGTTACTTCTTCAACTTGTTCAGTTGTATCTTGTGTAGTTTCTTCAACTACGTTTTCTTTGTTTTCTTCCATAATATAATATAATAATAATTAATAAATCTTAACTAGGATCAAATCTTCCAAGTCCAAAGTCACCTCCTAGTATATCATTACCTGAAGACTCAAACTTTTTAGGTGGTTTTTTATTTATTCTTTGATCAATAAGCTCGCTTTGTTGAGAGGCTTGCATCCTTGTTCTTTCATCTTTACGGTCTTCTTTTCTAGTTTCTTTTAAATCAACTTGATTCATATTCATTCGTTGTAAAGCTTTGTTAATTTCGTATTCGTACTTCATTAACTTCATTTTCTGTTCAACTTCAAGTTTCATTTGTTGTTCTTTTAACCCAGCTTTTACTTGTTCTAACTGAGCTTGACTTTGTGTTAAAGCTTGATTTTTTTGTACTTCAGCTTGCGCTGCTACTTGTTGCGCTTGTGCATTAGCTTGAGCTTGTGCTTGTATATTTTGTTGCTGTAACGATTGGTCTCTAGCTATTTTCTTTTTTCTTCTAAGTTTTAAAACTTGATTAGCTAGTTTAACACTTTTAATTTCTCTAAGATCAATAGCATCTTCAAGATCTATAGTTTGTTGTTGCAACGCCATCTGTATGTTATTTTCTAACACAGCTTTTTCTTCTTCATCTGGCATTAACTCTATAAATATACCAAAATCATATAAATGCAAATCAGATATTTCATCTAATGTAGCTAAGTTGTGACCACCAATAGCTTGCATAAAAGCATCTGCTGTTGGAGAATATTCTAATATATCAGATATTCTAAGAGATAAACGCTCTGCTGTTTCTACAGTTAAATACATACCAGCTTGTAATACATGTCTTGTAGCTGTATTACTATTAGCTGCAGCTAGTTTTTGTACACCTACCAAAGCGTTTTTATCTGGCGTGCTACCATCTCTAGCTTCATTAAGACCGGTAGTATCTCTTATCATTTGTAAGTAATAATTATAATTAGCAATTAACGATTGCATTTTATTACCACCACTACCAGACTGTATTTCTTGTATAGGTATTTTACCAGGATTCATATCACCTTCAGAAGTGAAACTTCGTCCAATAACAGAACCTGTTTGGAAGAACATGTTTAAAGCTTCTTGTGGATTATAGTTAGTACCATTACCTAAGTCTATTTCAGCTAAACCATCGGCGTCAAGATAAACACCATCAGGTATCATACGAGCCATAACTTGTTGAAGTTTTAAATGTGTAAGCTGTATCATATCAGCAAAACCAGTTATTCTACTTACAAGTGACTCTATACGACCTTGATACATACGTGGCGCTACTAAACAATAATTCATTTTAACTTTAGTATAATCACTTTTAGGTCGCATCATATTAGAAGACATTTCCCATTTAAGTAATTTATCAGTTCCAAGTATTAAAGCTCCTTCATATAAAGTCTCTATAGATCTTTGTAATTTAGAAAAGTTAAACTCTACGTTTTCAGGTGGATCAAAACTATCATCTTTTGGTATTATTTTCATAGAACCTGTACCCGTTTCTTTAACTTTATAAACTTCGTTCATGTAAGTTTTAAAATTAAAATATAAAACTTGTATGGTATTGTTATCGTTTTTATCTACGCTATATCTAGTTTGATAATTATTTTTATCGTAGTTTTTGTTTTTCATTATCTCTTCTAAATCAGACTCTGTTAAATGAGGAAACTGTTTAGCTAGTTCATTAACAGGTATGGATTTAACTTCACCTACATAATATATATCATCAAAATAAGGTGATTCTGTATAAGAGTATACTAAATTAGCTGGATCAACATATTCTACTATAGCGCCTTCAGAAGTATTAAAAGAAGTTTTAGTAGCACCAATACCAAGTACTGCTAAGTCATAATAAAATCTCTTTTTTATTAACTCGTAGTTGCTACCTTGGAAAAGTGTATTTATAGCTTGTTCTTGTGCTATTTCTACAGCTTGCTTATATGTTAACTGCATGTGTAGCTGTAATTCTTCTTCGCTTTCAGGTAATGAATCAGGTTCGTTTTCTGTTATTTGCATACCAAAAGCTTGTTCTGTGAAGTCATTTAAACCTTTAAGCCTCATGTCTGTTAACAAACCTTCCATATACTTAGTTCTTTTTTCAACACCATACTGATCTTGAGAATATACTTTTATATCATATAATCTTTCAGACATACCATTAACAAGTATATCTACAAACTTAGGTATAATAGGTACAGGTTTCCAGTCAAGGTTTAAGTAGCTTAAGTCACCGTTTATAGATAACTCATCTTTATATTTTTGTATTGATTGCTCTCCTCTAGCATAGAGCCTTAGACTGTGATAATTTTTACGGTTAGTCATATATCTATTAAGACTTCGGTCATTATTGAACCACTCTGTCTCTATAGCTTTAGCAACTTTTAAGCCGTAATCGTAACTTAGCTTTTCAGCATCACTTACAGTTTGACTAGGAAAATAACTTTTACTAGAATATGCCATGTTATTTTATTATTTTTGAATTAGTTCCAGTATTTGTATACTTAGAAATATTTATATTTAGTTTTGGTTTTTCAACTTTTGCGTTTGGTCTATATAAATGTCTATTATTAGCCATTATAGCTAAACCGCTACTTATAGAAGCATCAAAACTTGTTCTTTTATTTATATCAAACTTAGCCCAATCATTTAATAATTCGTTAAAATACAAATTACCAAAACTACCATCTTGCTTCATACCTACGTGATCTTGTATGTACATTTCAATAGCAGCAGCATGAGCTTGTTTTATATCTTCGCTTGAGTTTGGTATACCACCAACTTCTTTTTCTGCTGTTGATAGCTTGTTCCAAAGTTTATCAGGCCGGTTCATACTAAAACCTCTATAGCCTCTACGTCTTAAATAATACAAAAGACGTGGTTTATTATTCTCTGCAAGTATTGGCATGCCATAAAATACTAATGCCATCAATACATCTTCAAAAAATATTTCTGCCGTAGGTGGTCTTGACAAGTATTCTAAAAAGAAGCTATTCGCAGGAGCGTCCTCCATACTAAACCTGGTTAAGCCGTGTAATGCTCCTTTAGATCCTTTACCATCTACGGTTCCTGATATATCATAAGAGTCACAACCAAATGCTCCCATGTGTTCATTACCAGGATATTTTACTCCGTTTTTAATAACCACTCTATTTTGTAATTGTTGAGGCGGTACCCAACTTAATTTAAACCTACCATTTTGATCAGGGTAGAATATAACTTGCGAGTCTTTTACTCCATTAACCCATTGAAAATTACCTTGAGTTATACCTAGTGTTCTAGACATCTCTTCATTGTAATCAATTTGCTCGTATATTTTTACTAAATTAAATATACTGTTTTTTGTTTCATCTCTAAACGCGTGTTCTTCAGTTCTTGGAAACTGTCGGTAAAATTCATTTAAAGCGTCTTGGTCTTTTTTTAAACCATCTGCTTCATTTTGCCAGTGGTCTATTACACCTATATCTATTAGTTCACCATCTGGGGCAAACACGTCGACGTCAGGAGTAGTGAATACTGGAACTCCATGCTCGTCAATAAATCCTTCGTAGTTCCATTCCATTGGGATAAACAAAGAATATAAACCAGATGCTGTTTGACCATTTCTATTTCTTTTAGTGACATCTGATGCATTGTATAATTTTTTAAAGTTATCTCCACCTTTATCTAGGGAGTTGGAAGTTGAACCCATCATACACTTACCAATAATTCTACTACCTAATCGTAAGCATGTTTTTG